TTTGACCTAGATAAATACAAGCAAGCTGCTGAAGTGGCTTATAGTTTCTCCAAGAAGAAGATCGAAGATGCTGGAACACAAGAACGTGAAACCATCGGGAAGGGAGCAACGGAGCAACGAGCCTCTGCAAAGCAAGCGCAGGACTTCCGTGAAAGCGACGAAGCCCGAGACTACAACCAGGCCCAACGAGCGTATAGATATTGAAATATTCGACCAGTGGGTTGATAATTTAACATCTGCAGAACAAGAAGCATTCAGTACTTTTGCTGAAGAAACATATTCAGTTATTGAATGCTTCTTATACGCTAGGTTCCTTGGTTATAAAGGAAGTATCGTTCCATGTGAACTTTGGGTTAAGGATTTATATCCAAAACCCGATCATCGTAAAACACTTCTTTATGAAGTGGAAGAGATGCAAGAAGACATTCGCAAGCTACGCGAAGACGTAGACAACGGAATTGTCAAAAGGGATGCAGGTGTTGCACGTATTGCTTCTATGCAAAAAGAATTACGTGGCACTATTGCACAGATTGAGCAAGCAACTTCGGGCAGGGATCGAAAAGGCCTATTGATGGCTGGTGCTGATCGCGCAATCCGAGAGTTGATGTCAGTCTTCAAAGATGATCCCATTGAAATCCCGCTTGAAGAAGCTTCAATGAGTGTCTGGGCTAAGATGCAATTTGAAGAAGGTTAATCTAAATAGATAATGAATTCAAAACAACAGGCTATCCCTGCAGGCGACGAGCGTTTAGCTGGCAGCCTAATGAATGTCGTTTTGACATTACAAAAAAATAGGCGCCGTGGTATTGATGGTGTTCCTGTTACAAATCAACCTTCCGCGGAAGAAGGTTCAAAAGTATTAAGCGCTGTTCGTAATCAAAAAAAAGATGAGCAAGAACAAAATGCCACCGGAGCTCCTGGAGCACTTCAAAAAGAAGGAAGCGAAGAGGGAGGACGGCAGCGAGATGTCAGACAAGGAGAAGAGGAAAGCAGCATTAGAAAAGGCCCGCAAGTACAAAGAACAGAAGAAGAGCAACAATACGGAAGAAAAATGATGTAATATTCAATCATTGATTGAATACTCATTGTCGTGCCGTCCTATCAACACCTTGCTTACCGTCGTAATGCTAGGGCAGCGGCACAGAAACAACAATTACGTCCGCCTAAGAATGCTGAGAGCATTCAAAAGGCAAGAGATGATTTTGGTTTCTTTTGTGAATACGTAGCAGATAAACCGCCAGCCGAGCACCACCAGCATTGGCATCGTCATTTTGTTACAGAAGAAGACAGTAGTTGTTTAATTAAAATTGCTGGTCCCAACGTTGATTTACTTGCGCCACGGGGTTCCGCGAAATCAACAGTCCTTGGTCTATTGACGGCATGGGCCATTGGTATTCATACACATGCTCAAAGGCCTTTACAAATCCTTTACCTTTCTTACACCGTTGATATCGCACGCTCTAAATCAGCAACCATCAAAAGAATCATTGAAAGCAAAAGATATCAAGAAGTTTTTCCAAAAGTACGTTTGCTTAAGAACGTAACCAGTAATGAGTACTGGTCTATTGATCACAAATTTGCTGGTATTGATACAACAGGTGAAGAACAGTTTACTCTCTGCGCAGCAGGTTTAAAAGGTTCAGTTACGTCTAAACGTTCGCATCTTGTCATGATTGATGACGCAATCAAGTCTGCCGCTGACATTGCTAATCCAGACATCCGAAAACAGATGCAGGAAAACTGGAATGCTGTGATCGCACCGACAATGTTCGAAGGTGCCAGAGCCATCTGCCTTGGTACTCGCTTCCGGCATGACGATATTCACTCAACTACTTTTAACGAGCAAAACAATTGGCAACAGATTGTTTTGTCAGCAATACTTAACGATCCCAAGACAGGAGAAGAAAAGTCTTACTGGCCTGAGATGTGGTCATTGGATTACCTGAAGGAAAAGAAACGGCAAGCGCCAATTGCTTTTTCTTTTCAGTACATGAATCAAGTTATCAGGCAGAATGAGCTTTCGCTTGCGCCTGAATTAATTGTTAAAGCTGAGATTTCAACTGAGTTTGATACTTTAGGCGTGGGAGTTGACCTCTCTGCTGGGACCAAGGAAAAAAATGATTACACCGTAATGGTGTTGGGTGGTCGTATTGGAGATCAAATTCACATTATCGATTACAGACGTATTCGCGTAATGGGTAACCTTGAAAAACTAGATCAATTAAAAGAACTTTTGAACGACTGGTCTATTCTTGGCAAAGATGAAAACGGACTTTATTACCCAACTCATTCAACTTGCGATATATGGAGTGAGGCAGTTCAATACCAGGCTTCCTTGGAGGCTGACTTTAAACGTGTATGTTTAAATCAAGAAAGTCTTTATAACTTAATCTGGCATCCTGTTAAAGGTTTTAGGGCGGATAAACTTGCTCGTTTTCGTGGTTGCATGGGAATGTTTGAAGAAAGAAAAATTATTTTCAATCGATACAGAAACTTTACTGCCATGTTTGAAGAGTTGACAAACTTTGGCATTAGTAGTCATGATGACTGCGTTGACGCGTTAGTATGGCTGCTTACTGGATTAATGCGTAAAGGTCAACTCCAACTTGATTACTAGCTTTTAGAATTAGAAAAAAGCATTTTAAGTTAGTGGGACCAGAGTATATTGCAATTGGCTTAACAGCAGTGATTTCTGCTGTTACAGGTGGAGGCTGGGCTGCCTCAAAAATACTTAGTCGCCATAGTGATCAAGTTCAACAGTCGTTCAATTACACTGCTTCTCAGAAAAGAAGGATTGATGTTTTGGAAGAAGATCTTAAGCGTTTACCAATGGACTACGTACTTAAGGTTGATTTTTTAAGAGAAATTCAAGATATGCATAATAATTTTCGCGAAATAAACAATAAACTTGATAAACTAATCGAAAAGATGCTTTCGAGTAAATGAGTTACATCATTGAAGTCCAAGAAGACGAGAATGGTGATCCTTATATTATTTTTCCTGACGAGCTAACTGAAGGTCTTGGTTGGCAAGAAGGAGATCTCTTGAATTGGGATTTACGTGGAACTGGTATCATCATCAGTAAAGTCAATGATGCAGCCGGTTACGAAGTTATAGAAGAGTAGAATAATTTCAAAAGAAGACAAGTAAAATGGCTCAAGGTTTTTATGGCGGCTTCATGGGTAATGCAGGCGCCCTTGATGATCTTGTATACCGTGGCCAGCAAGGTCAAATGATGTCTATGCCTTATTACGGCGGCGGCATGAATATTCAGCAGCTTGGAGGATTTGCTGGTCCTGCACAGATGTCGACTGACGTTCTGAAGGCAAACGTGCCAGGAGCTCAGCGTGCTGAAATGACTCCCATGCCTTATTTTGGCGCAGGGATGGGAATGCAGCAAATCGGTGGTTTCGCCGGACCTTCCCAAATGTCTACCGATGTCATCAGGGCAAATATACCTGGTGCCCAAATGGCAGGGGGTCCCAGCTTTGATATCAATCGTCGCCCTGGTTCATTAGGTGGACGTTCGGGTGAACAACTCAAGCGTATCTACGAAGGTGGTACTCAAGGCAATGAGCAATTGAATGAGGAAATGCGTCGTCGTGGAATCATGCCTGGTGGACCCCAACTTCCTATGGCGATGGGAATGGGCGTACCTGCTGGATTCCAAAACAAAATGGTCTCTTGAAACCTGGTTAAGCAAATGGAAATCGCTGGTCGTTTCATGTCAGATCTTCTTTCGGCCCAACCCGTTGTCGAAGAAGATTTTCCGTTGACTCCATTCACAACACAAGGACAAATTACATCTCGACGTCCTTCTCGTGTTCCTTCTCCGGCCGTATTTATCTCCCCTGGAAGTAAGGGACCAGGCTTCTAGATCAATCAAAAACTGCTAACATAAAACTAGGATTAAGCTAATAAATGTCTGACGCAAGAGCCCGTCTCAAAGAAATTATCAATGCCTATCTCGATAAAGATAGTGACATTGTTGTTGACACGGGTGTAGTTGCATCTCACATTGCGCAGATGAAGTTATTCGGCATCCGTCAAGGTGTTGAATTTTTTCCATCCCAAGACAACTTCGGTGCACAAAGAAAGGATTTTCTCGACCGTGTATTGAAGTACAACAAAATGGATACTCGCCTGGATTCTATCTGGGAGTACTTCTTGTGTGATGGCAAAGGATTGTTTTATATACGACCAACAAAACAAAGCTATCGTCTTTATTATTTCAGGGAACACGAGTATAGAAGCTATTACAATGTAGATGGAGAGTTAGATGAAGTTGTAATTATCTACAGCTACAAAGTAAAGCGAGGCAATGGTTTTGGTGATCA